AGTCAAGTATTGTGTTGTTTCTAATGCTTTCAAAAGATTTTATAAACGTAACCAATTGTTGCCTTAACACCTCAACGTCAGTGGGCACCGTATAGTTCTTTATCAAGTCTCTGTATTCAATTATGTTGTTGGCAATTACATCCGAGATCAAATCACTTCTGCGTATATTAATGTGATTTGTTTTGGATAATTGGTACTTTTCAATTAATGCATCCAAGCGAGCAACAATTGAATTTCTGATCTCGGGTGGCATTAGTTCAATTCTCAAGCATTCGGGCTTGTACAATATATTGCAACTTTCTGCAATTACATTGTTTTCTATCATGTACTCGAATAACAAATCCAATTGGCTTATAGTAAACACATTGGGAGTAATTCGCAAACTAATGTAAAGTTTTGAATCGGCTCGCAATTTTAAGAATCGATCTATGTTGGCTTTTATCTCGTTAATTTTTCCCGGATAACGAATGTAATCATTTAACTCAGTGACACTTTCAATGCTAATGCCCAAATGAAATTCTTTGAATTGTTTGATTAACTTTTCCACTCTCTCATCATATATTGTGCCATTTGTGGTTGTGCCAACAATTACATTTTGACTTATACCACTTTCAATTAACTGTTCACATATACTATAAAACGCAGGATCATATAATGTTTCTCCGCCTAGAAAATGTATGTACTTTAAATCCTTGAAGTTGGCAACTTCTTGCACAAACTTCTTTACAGTCTCGGGATCTCGTGTCCAAGAGCGATAGTGCTCAGGTTGAGCAAACTGTACAGGATTAAACTTGTGCAGTTGAATATAGTCTTGTTCTAGTCGGCTGCTGGCTTTAGGATCACACATGATGCAGGCACTATTACAAATATTTCCCAAGTCAATTTGCAAATCTGCAATGTGATACTGACTTAGTCCTTGTGTATTTTGACTGTGTAAAAATTCTGCATAATGCGGACTGCTTCTAGCAGTTAGCGCAAAATTATCAACGTCAATTGCACTTTTGAGTAGTTGTCGTTTGCGTCCGCTTACCTTGTCAAACTTGTCCTCATAATAGCAACTGCTGCATCCTGCTACCGATTTACCGCCAAGCAAATCACTTCGTAACGAGCGCATACGGTCATGGTTATAAAATTCCATAATTGAAGTTGTTGCTATGTTGACATCGGATTGTGGATTTTTAAACCAACGACATTCTTCAAAGCCGCCATCATAGGTTAGGCGGAGGTGGAACCAGGGACTGGAACAAAAACTGTTTTTGAGCATTGTGCTTACTGTATTGATTGATCTACGTCTACGTTATCAACATCTGGAATGCCAAACAATCTTAAAATCTTGTTGACATTCTTTGGCGCTTTAAAAGGAACGTGTTCGGGAAGAAAAATGCTTTTTAGTTCGCCATCTGAGTCAAGTATGAATCCGTAATCTTCATTACTGATGTCTCCGGGATATTCTTCTTCTTCAAATTTATCCACCAACATTATATGTTTACCCATAATTGACTCCTAGGTGTTGTTATAGTATTTACTATTTTACACTTAGTCTTGGGCTAATGTCAAGTCAATTTTTTTATCCGCATAAAAGATGTGGCCGCCAATCCTATTGATAAAATGCTTTGTTTTAGCCCAAGCTGGGTGAATATGCTTTTCGTGAAAATATTCAGCGTCTGCATATTTGTCACGGAATTCTCCGTATCCGCCTTCAAGAAGTTCTTGAGCGACGGCAAGGCTATTTTCCCATCTACTATCGTTATAGTTAATTTTACGTACATTTTCACATCTCCATGAGAATTGACAAACTGCTCTGCTTGTCCAAACTACTTGAGTTTCTTTAACTCTATTGACTGTTTTGAAAATTACCCCCGTGGTAACTTCCCGAACATGAGTAATAGTTTTAGGAACACTAAAAACTGTTTTTTGATTCACTACACCGCATATGGTGTGTGGATATTTTTCATCGTTGCTTCGGTTAATTGTAACCAGGCCTACTGCAACTTTGCCTTCTTCGCTTTCTAAGCCAGCTTCGTAATAGATGTTACGAGCTAGACAGTCTAATTCACGTGAGTTAACGGACTGTGCTTGACCGGGTGCCATTACGGTCAGGGCTAATATTGCTACTATGACTTGCATCATAATTCTCATATTGCTCTCCTTTTTCTTTCTTGTACTCTATTTAAGAACCCAATGTCAGAGTTATAATACTATATAACAATCTGCAAGAGCTCTTAAATAACGAAATTGTTGTTTTTACGCCATTAAATGCTTACTTATTCTGTGATAAGTACGTACTTATTGGGATATTTTGCGCTTGTGCTCCAGCAATTGCTTGTGCTGGTGCTGCATCATTGCTTTGATTGATGCCGTATTGTAATAAAGTTTGTCCATTGCTGGACTCGGCTATTACTGCTCGAATTGTATCTCCATACTGATCGTTTGTGATTAAGTTTGCCGAAACTTGATAAGTTTGAGTTTGGGTTGAATCGGAAAAGATAGATCCCAAATTTTGTGAGAAATTTAATAGTATATTATTTGGCGCTGGAGATATAGTTGCCCCAGCTATATTGAGATTGTTGACTTCATTTGCAAGTTTATTTAATATAGTATAATAACTTGAAGCGGCTTGATTAACTGCAACTGTATTTCCTAGAGCATTCAATGCTGAATTTACTGCTGCTACATCTGCATTAAGTCCTGCGACTAATAGATGTTTATTACCTGTCAAAGTTGTTGCATAGGTATTAATAGCCCCAACTAAGGTTAACAAAGCACTTTCAACTGCGGTTGGTGCTATTGCTTTATATTCAGCGATTAGATTGTTTATTAAAGCAGTATATGGCATTCCGGCTGTGGCTCCCAAGAAATCACTCATTATGAGATTGTTCAATGGGCCTGAACCAGTTCCGGTAAAACTTTGTAGTGTACTTATTGTTGAGTTCGATAGTATTGCCGAAGATGCAGAAGTAGTGGTGTTAGCGGAAAATACAGGAACTTGTATCTGCACCAATACATTTGCTATATCCTGCCACGTGGCTAAATTGCTACTGCCAATAATATTATAAATGTAACTGCCCAATTGATTTAAACTAGAGATGTTTAATGTTGAGTATTTAGACTGTAAATTTGCAGGAATAACTTTGGAAAAATCTAAATAATCTGCCAAGGTTGTAATTGAAAAATTTGGTACTATAGTTGTTCCAGTGGCTGCAACAATCTCAGCCAAATCACTGCCAGTTATTGTTTTATAAATTGCCAATACTACATCGGGACTGTTGGCCTGCACCGTAGTGGTTGTTGTAACATTTTGAGTGACAGGCAAAAGTGTTGTGCCTACTATGCTATTCACTGACAAAGAACTTGCAGTTTGTGTAGTGGTAGTTGTTGTTGGAGGAATTGAAGTAATGTCAGTTACATCTAATCCTGCTGCTGTTAATTTTGCAGATAAATTGCCATAACTGCCCAGGCCTTGATTTAGCAAATTTTGCCCAAACACATAAGGATCACCAATCAAATTTGGCTTGGAAGCATCATACATTGTGCCCCAAGTTGATACCGTTTGCGCCACTAGATTACTCGAAGAGCCTATACCATACGTGGCCAAATCACTGGCACCAGCATAGCCTATTCCGCTATCTCCGTAGGTTTTATTTTGCAGTATATAAATTGATCCTGCTGTATCAAAAACACTTGATGCATGAGCATAAGAAGCAGAAAATACATTGGCAAATCCTGCTAAACTATATGTAAATGGCGCAGCGGCCTGACTGCTTAAAGTCCTGCTCACCCCAGCAAGATTGCCAATATTAGCAATGCTAGAAATAACATTACTTTGAAATATATAGCCCAATGATGTTGAGCAAACTGGCGATGCATTACTAGGATAATAATCCAACAACCAAAGAACATTGTTAGAAACTCCCACTCCAAGATTGGATAGCACCGTACCTAGGTATGCATCCCCAGAGTCAAGAGTTGATGCAGCAGCACTAAACACATTGGCAGTATAACTTATTGTAGGTAAAGATCCAAACGAAGAAATGGCATTTGATAAGGCTACATTTGGTGCTAGGCCATTACCATTTAAAATTGTTGCAGTAGCAGTTAGTTGTAGTGCTGAACTCATGCTAACTCACAAGTACTGTGGGTATTCCGGTAGCAATCAGGTGTCCACAATTGCATACGCTGCCCACAAATGCCACTGGTTTGCCGTTTACTAATATATTTGGTATTCCGGTAACAATCAAGGAACCGGTCACACACAATGGTTGTACCTTGGGATTGCCGTGTGGCAGTATCTTGTCGCCAACTGTGGCCACTGGTTGGCCGTTGACCGTGACTGTTCTAACGGCCAAAACTGTTCCTGGAGGAGGAGCTGGCGGTGCTGGATTTGTAATGGAAAGTGCGTTTACTGCTATTGGTAACCCCGGCATAATGAACCTTAACTAAGTTGGATGCCGGTAGTTGTTTTGATATAATGTTTTTCTATATCTGAAATAACTGGAGCGTGCATCAGAATGTGAGCGCCTCTTAGCGTCACATTAGTATTTATATCCCCAGAAATCATGGTTTGCATCAAGCCAAGTCCTTCTCGTGCAGGAACTACTGTGCAAGGTTTAGAAACAATAAAATCCCCTTCAACGCTTTTACTAACAAGTTTGGCTACGATTTCGTCACCGGTGACTAATTTAAAACAAATGATGTCGCCATCTTTGTATCCTTTTTGAACTAACATTTTTATCCTTTGAGTGTTTGAAAAAATTCTGGTGTTTGTTTAGTCAAGCCAGTAAATCCGCCTTCAACTAACAACTTACCATCTTGATAGATTTGCGGAACTGTTCTGTGGCCTTCGCTAACAATGAACTCACGTGCACTAGGAGTTGTTTCAATATTGATTTCTTCGAATGTGATGCCCTTTTGCTTTAACAAGTTTTTTGCTTGTACACAATAAGGGCAATTGTTTTTTGAATATACTGTAATCATAAATTAAACTGTTTTTGTAATAATCTCAAATTTCATATTTGTTGCAACCAAATACTTGTCAAAGAATGTTTTGTAATTGGTGTCCCATACAAATGCATCAGCACTTGCTTGATCTTTCCAAGTCCAAACAATACCATTAGTCATGCTTTCAACTAAATTGCCTGCGGCGATTTGTGCTTGAACTAATGCTCTTTGTGCCAAGAAGGCATTTTGAAATGCTGCTTGATCTTCTACTGAAAGTGTTTTTGCCCACTCGTCTTCTTGAATAAAATTAGCAGGCGGTGTTGCAGTGTATTGAAAAGTTTGTGTTACTGACATGGAGTAATCCTTTATTAGTTATACTACTATTTAGTAGTTTTAGTAGTATTATAGACTAAATCCTTTAAAAGTATTCGAATCTACATCCTGCTTTGTACCACCAATAACGTAACTGGAAATTTCTGTTTCTTGTGGCGCCACTTGAACTTCCGAACCCGCAATCCATTTAGCAGTCCAGGGCAGGGGATTACTTCCAGGTTTAATTCCACAATCCAAATGCACAGCAGTCATACGCTTACACATCAGCCAATCTACATATTGGCTCAGTAGTTGTTCGTTAAGTCCGATCATACTGCCATCTTTGAACAAATACTTGGCCCAATCTTTTTCCTGTTGTCCTGCTGATAAAAACATAGCAGTACATTCGGCTATAGTTTCCTCACGGATCTCGGCGTAGATGGGATCGTCTTGTGGCAATAGTTTTAAGGCAGTTTGTGTGAAGCCTAGATGTATGTTTTCATCACGGCAAATCAATTTGATAATTTTAGCATTGCCTTCCATCTTTTTAAGTTCAGCAAATGCCCAACTACAAGCAAATGAAACATAAAAGCGAATGCCTTCTAGTGCATTGACACTGTTCAATGCTAGCCATAATTTCTTTTTTAAATCACGTTCGGTAATGTTGACGGTCTTACCGTTTACTGTATGTTTACCATAACCCAGTAACTGATAGTAATGACTGGCTTCAATCAAGTCATCGTAATACTTACTAATATCTCGAGCACAATTTACAATGGGCTCAATGTCAAGTATACTGTCAAATACTGCACCAGGATCACTGTAAACATTACGGATAATATGTGTATAACTTCTACTATGTATTGTTTCGTTAAATGCCCAAGTTGCTATCCAAGTTTCTAGTTCGGGAATAGTTGCCAGTGGCAAGAACGCTAGGTTAGGACTGCGTCCTTGCACACTGTCTAATACTATTTGTCTTTTTAAATTGCTTGTGAATATATGTTGTTCAAATGGTGTTAGGTCTTTAAAGTCTTTGGCATCACGTAGAGTGTCGACTTCGGTTGGCAACCAAAAAAATCCTAATTGTTTTTCCGTCAATTTTTCAAATTGCCTATACTTGACAGTTTCGTAGCGTTGGATACTGGCGGTACCGCTGGCATCTAAAAATGCCAGGGCTTCGGTGTGTTTTGTTTTATTGTTTATATTGAATACTGTCATATTTTATCCTTAGATTACGCATGAATCGCAATCTTCTTGATCAATTGCTTCTTGTGTTGTTGTTTCTTGCTTGTTAAATGCTTTTGAATTGACGTCAATTTCACCTTGTTGATCGTTTGTTTGGAAGTAGTAAAGTTGCTTTAGGCCGTACTTGTAGCACAGGACCAGATGCTTGAGCATTTCACTCATGGGGATCTTTTCGTCTTCGTAGAACTTGGGATTGTACGAAGTGTTGACACTGATGCCTTGGTCCATGTATTTTTGAAATATTGCACAGATTTTTAAATAGCCTTCGGGGCTTTTTTGATCCCATAATAATTCATATTTGTTTTTTAATCTTCTGTACTCAGGTACTACTTGTTTTAATGCGCCATGTTTACTTTGTTTTACACTTACATAGTTTCTTGGTGGCTCAAATCCGTTTGTGGCATTTGATATTTGTGCCGAAGTTTCGGCTGGCATTCCGGCCATTAGTGTGGCATTGCGAATGCCGGTGTTGAGTATTTGTTCTCGCAAACTTCTCCACGGCATACGCTCTTGGTGTGGTACTAGCTCGTCAACTTCTCGTTTGTACGTGTCAATTGGCAATCTACCATCGGCATACTTTAGTTCTTGCCATAGTTCGCAAGCACCTTGTTCACGTGCCAAGTCAGCCGAAGCCTTGATCAAGTAGTAGCTCCATGCTTCGGCATATTCATCTACCAAGGCCAGTGCTTTGGGATCACTGTAACTGACATCGTGCTTGGCCAAGAAGTAGGCCAAGTTGATGACGCCAATACCTAGCGGTCTAAATTCTCGTGTGCTTAACTCTGCGGCCAGCACTGGATAGTTTTGATAACTTAGTAATGCATCTAGTCCACGTACTGCCAATGTTGCCATTTTCTCAAAGTCCCGGGGACTTTTAACATTGCCCCAGTTGATTGCACTCAAGGTACACAATGCAATTCTACCATCGGGATCATTAATGTCTTTGAGAGGACGTGTAGGCAAGTCAATCTCTGCACATAAATTACTTTGCTTGATTGGATGCAATGCTTCGTCAAATGGGCTATGTGTGTTTGCATGGTCAATGTTTTGCAAATAGATACGTCCAGTATCCTTGCGCTCGCCCATGAACTTAGCAAACAACTCTGCTGCTGGATATGTTTTCTTGCGTAGTTTTGTATTGCGTTCGGCTCGCTCGTACAATTCTTTAAATCGGTCTTGATCGTTATAGAAAGCATCACGCATTTCGGGTACATCGTGGGGGCTAAAACAGGTAATATTGCCACCTGTAATAAGTCTTTCGTACATTAATTTGTTGAATTGGACGCCATAATCCATCTGGCGTACTCTGTTATCCTCTGTGCCTTTATTATTCTTTAGCACCAACATATCTTCAATTTCAAGATGCCATAAGGGATAGTAAGCAGTGGCAGCACCATTACGTACACCACCTTGGCTACAACTGCGAGTAGCGGCTTGAAATAATTTCAAGAAAGGAGTAATACCTGTGTGATACGCATCTCCATTACGTATTGGTGATCCTAATGCACGTATGCTACCTACACCAAGACCAATTCCGGCCTTTTGACTTACATATCGAACAATTGCACTACTAGTGGCATTAATACTATCAAGACTATCATCAGACTCAATAAGAACACAACTGCTGAATTGTTTCTGCGGGGTGCGAACTCCTGCCATAACCGGAGTAGGCAAACTAACATCATAATTTGAAATAGCGTCATAATAGTCCTTAACCCATTGTAATCTAGTTTCTTTTGGATAGTTTTGAAATAGTGTTGCGGCTATTAACATGTATGCCATTTGCGGAGTTTCAAATATTTCTCCAGTAACACGATTTTGTACTAGGTACTTGCCACGCCATTGTTCCATTGCCACGTATGTAAATGTTTCATCACGTTCATGTTTTATATAAGCATTTAATTGATTCCACTCGTCTTCAGTATACGAATTGATTAAGTCTCGATCATAAAATCCAGATTCAGTATTCTTTTTAACTAGCTCAAGTAACGAGCACGGTTTATAATTATTATAAACTTCTTTACGTAAATGATAGTTAATTAGTCTACCGGCTACGTATTGATAATTGGGAGTTTCTTCCGATATTAAATCGGCAGCACTTTTTATAAGTGTTTCTTGAATATCTGTAGTTTTAATACCATTATAAAATTGTATGTGGCTTTTTATTTCTACTTCACTGGCACTTACTCCAGTTATTCCCTCAGTTGCCCAAATTACCACTTGGTGTAATTTTTCTAGGTTTAGCGGCTCTTTGCGTCCGTCTCTTTTTGTTACTTGAATTGTTGTCATTGATTCCTCTTTAATAACTGTCTAATCTCAATTCTGATTCAGAATATTGGTTTTTTAATTTTAATGTTTTATCGAACTGTTCAATATTTACAACCTCACTGGATATCAAATTAAGTATATATTTTCCTTGATTGAACCAAGCTAAATTATACTCATGTCCAATCGAATCTTGATAAACTCTATATTCTACAGTTAAATTCTTTTTGTGTTGTGTTAATGATATAGTATACATGATTCCCAGACATTTTGCAATATCACAGTAATAATTTTCTTCAATTAAGGTCCATGGATCGGGCCAATGGTCTGGAGTGGAGTCAAGGTGGTAGGGAGTAAATGGCGCAGTTGCCCATAATTGGGCAGTTTGGCTCATTGCGGAATTGAGTGGGAGTGAATCCAACTTGGTTCGAAACTCACGCCAAGACCTAAACCGGTCGTCGGCTTTTAATTGAAACATGTATTAGGTAAATTGGCTAGTAGAATATTTAAATGTTGTGCTATTAGTAACTGTACAACTTAATGTACCTGTACTATTTGCGTATACGTTTGCACCCAATGAAGAAGCTGGCTCTGTATATTCATCTTCAAATGCACAAACTCCATTGGATACACTATAGCTTATTTTTCCAAATCTATAGTTGTTTAAACTGTCTTGTAATTGATAATTTATATATCCCGCACCATTTGCCAGTGTAGTGATATTTGTTGTTCCTGTTGACAACGAGTACTGGTACGTGTCTAAACGATCATTACGAGAAACCAATCCAGTAACAGTACTTGCAATACTCAATGCCGACAAAGTAAATCCAGTAAAGGTACTGTCATGTAGTTTAACAATGCTTGAATTACCAGTAATATTTAAACTGTAATTACCACCTTTAAATTGTACACGGTCAAATAAAATGTCAGTCACACTGGCAATTGTAGCAACAGCATAAGATGTAGAATTTGATTTAAAACCTATATCTTGAATAGTGATAAATCCTGGGTATACTGCACCACCGGCACCTAAACTACCACCGTATTGGAATAAACTATCACTGGTTATGATTGCTGAATTAGCACTGTTGCCAATATTGATAATTGTGTTGTTTTTGCCATCGCCCTTTAAGGTACAATTAGGCGGTATTAATAGTGCACTACTAATTAGATAATTACCTGCAGGTATTTTAATTGTTCGTTGAACTTTAGAGTACGTGTTGTTTAACGTACTAGGATATATTTGTGTGATTGCTCTTTGTAGGGCTGCTGTATCATCGGCCACACCATTACCTACTGCACCAAAGTCATATACAGTTACTGTGTCGTCTAATACACTTTGTAAACTTCTAGTAACGGGATTGAGAGCGGTTGTTCCAGTCTGACTAGTGTATCCCGAATTTGTCCCAGCAAAAGTATAGGCGTTAATAAATCCTAGAAAATTACTGTATTGTGTAAGAATCTCAGTGACTCCAGTACTAGGAGCACCTTCTGCGAGAGTACCGTTACCAATAAACAAACGGCGTGTGTCAAGACTCCAGCCCAATTCGGCACTGGCCAATTGTGGTAAATCTTGTTGTAATCCACGACGGATTTGAATTTGCGAAATTTGTAGGATTGCCATACGTAAACCTTAGCGATATTCTAGTATTTAGCTTTTTAAAGAGTATAGTTCCAGTAATTTTTCAATACATGACTACGTGATTCGCCGGAAATACTACCTCCGCTAGGCCCTGTAAACCCACACATGTTACAAACTTTCTCGGGATTTTGTTGTTGTTCAAACCATGCAACAATTTCTTGATCAGTACTAGCTGGTGTTACGGTGTTATAATTTTGCAAATAAGGAGCCCAAGAGGGATTATCTACTAGGTTAAAGGTTTCTAAACTGTGTTTTAATACACCTATAGGAGGACATTTAAACATCTCGCCCCGGTACAAAGTAACAAAATTTTTAGTATGACACAATTCATGATTGGTTTCATAGTACTGATCATTGTAGTCATATAAAGGACGCATTGTTTCACCCCGGCCAGTATAGTGCATACACCAATGCAGTTTGTACTGATCGCAGACAGTAAAGCCAGCTCGGCTTCTGCCACGATTGGTGTCAAGGCCGTACCAACGTTTGTAGTTTACCTCATATTCATCTAGCCACAAATCCCAAGTGCCATTGCGGTACTGTGCAATTGCATCCTTGAGCAAATTGATATTCTCATATACTTTGCCAAGGTAAGGATCGTGTCCGGTCTGAACACTAACAACTATACTCAACCCAATGTCCTCGCAGAATAATTTTTCTATGTCTGCAATCAACTTGTCTAGATAATAGCCATTGGTGTTTAGACTTATGGTTACCTCGGGCCCCCATATTTCTCTAATAGCCAAACACCATTCAGTAAAGTGCGGATGTAACAGTGGCTCTCCGCCAAACAATGTTATATGCTCGGGCTCTAAACGCTTGCTCCAAAACTGCAACCATTCACGACTTTCTTCTATTTGTACCAGTCCCTTGATGTTTTTATGATCGCTATGAGTCATGCATCCCACACAGGCAAGATTGCAACTGCGTATTATAGGCAAGTCAAGATGTTTAAATTTAATCTTTTCCATTATGTGAGTAGATAGTACATTTCAACCCGTTTCATCCACTCTTCAGTCCAGTACTTAAACTCGTCACCTTCCACAACAAATTCAAGGTATTCTGGCGTGGAATAGGTGCCATCTGGCAGTTGTTTTGGCTGAACTGCCATCAAAATTACACCAGTATTAATCTCAGTGCCATGTGTATCATTGTGTGCTTCTGCATAGGCCGCTAGCTGAATAAAGTAGTCTGCAATGTTCTCTCGCTTTTTAACCCGGTTACTTTGTTTAAAGTCTAGGATGGCAGGAGCTCCTTTCCATAAGCCAATACAGTCTGTGGTACCTGCATACAAGCCTGAATAATAAACAGGAACCTCACTGCCCCAAAATTCTGTTACATTAGGCAAGCCTTGTAGTATAACCTGTGCCGCCATGAACCATGAGGGATGTGCATAAGGATTAGTGGGTAGTGGCTTCATGTCGTCGCTGAGAATGTATGCTTCTAGATAACTGTGCATACGTGTGCCACGGTTAGCGGCTTCTGTAGTAATCTGTTGTGCACGTTCATGTCCGATAGCGTTGCGCCAGTTTTGTAATGCTTCTCGTTTTTCTGCAGGTGCAGTACGATCTAGTATGGTTGTTACGCTGGGAACTTTGCTACCATCAGGCAAACAATAATGTCGTTTACCATCTATTGTGGTTCTACTAATAGGTGTATAATTGTATTGTGGATTTATCATTGTTTTGTAGTTTGAGTATAGTTATCATATAGAGAAATGTTTTCATTTGCTATCTGATATAATTCATTTATTTTATCAATTCTATTAGGGCTATTATACAACACTTTCAAGCTGGCGAGCAAATTTTTAATTCTTGTGGTTGGAGTTTTTGCAAAGTCGTATTCTTCATTTATAATAGTGCCAAATGTTTTAAACCCCATTTGTTGTAATCTCAATAAACTATTTTGGCCGGCAAGTAGCACAAAGGGTTTTCCAGTTGCTAAACACCTAGCAGTTTTCTCAGTAAACCAAAAGTCACTGAGAGCATCTGTTTCACTTACTATTTCAATTTGATACTTGTTCCACACATTTGGATAACTAGCACATCCCGGTTGCCAATCTATCATGCCACTATAGTGCGGGCTTTGCATATCTTGATCAAACGTTTTTGATTTGATCCATGACAATTCCTTGGCATATAGTGTTGTTACGTGTCTATAATTGCGTTCTATATCGGTTAGTTTTGGTTGGAATACAGTATAATTGTCATTGGGAAATGCACAATCAATTTCGTATGCTAGTCTAAACCTAGTAGGATTGAATCTTCCCAATGTAGTACCCACAAACTTTGCATTAGACAAGTCTCTTACAAATGCAGGAATGTGCCAGCCAGTACTTAAAAAAATACCTGGGGCTAGATTTTTATTTTTAAATATTCCCGTTGGCCCATGAGACTCGATGGTGATATGATTGTATGGAACCTTGAACGTGTCAGCAATGTATTCTATAAAGGTCAAGAAGCCGCTAAATTCAAGATTCTCACCATCGTGCACATAGATTCTAATCTGTTGATTGGTATAATTTTCTGCAAATATATCCATCAATAGTTCTTTGCCGGTAAAGCTATAATCTTTGTGAACAAAGAACTGTGCTTCTATATAAATTTCTGTATCATTGACTTGTATCATATTTGTGTTAATAAGTATTCAGCCCACATAGCGTGGCCTTCTTCCAATGGATGTCTACTGTCTTGATTGCAACAATAGTCACAGTTATCTAGTAGATTTAATCGATCTACTGCCTTGGTCATTATATCCAATACATCAGGAAAACGTTCTTCATAGTTCATTTGTGCTATGTGTTCACTAACAACTATATGTGTGCCATTTTGTATTTTTTTGCCAAGCATGACTTCTAGCCAAGATTTTTCAACAGCAAAGTCTTGTATGCTATCAGTAAAATTGTGTGCTACTACAAATTTTACACTGGGATATTGTAGTCTTAGCCAAGTCACTTGAGCATAAGTTTCACTTAGAATCTTTTCTAGTACCGCTTGTTGTGTTACTAAATCTCGATCTATTAATCTTAGATCTTCGTGTCTACCAGATTCAGTTAACGTAATTACACAAGTAACTCTATCAGTTGAGTTAAACATAGCAAGGTAATCACGCAACCAGGTCAACATTAATGTGTTTGATCCCCCAGGCAATGCAATATTCATCCAGTCACTTTTTAGTTTCTCAGCCAACAGTTTTCCATAGACATGAGATAGCCGATATTTTTCATCATCAACGCCGTCTCGTACTCTTGTTTTACCTAGGCTGTCTCCGTAGGTCCATGAATCGCCCACTGTAACTATCAGTCTAGTCCCGTTGTTATTCCAATAATGAATAGGATTACTGATACGACTCCAACTTGGAATTTCAAATATATTTGGTGAGGTCAAGTCCATTTAATTTATCCCATTGCTCGTAGACATAACTGCGAAAACGTTTTTTGTTGTTTTGGCAACGACCAAAATAGCGTCGATAGTCTTGTTCAGGATTTTGTACACGATTGATTGCATCTATTGCAACTTGTGCATACTGCGATTGCTTTTCTACGTCGCCAGTGTTTTCATTGATTTGACTGTAATCAAATACGTCTTCAAATATGTCAAATCCCGACGCTTTCAAATACTGTCTAAGTGGTGCTTGTCCGTATACAAAGAAAGGTCTTAGTCCCAGTACCGGCTTCCAGGTCTTTTCACTGATAAAGAAATCGTTGGGGTTGGCATTGCTGAATTCTGTTTCTGTCACTAGACACAACAAACTGTTTTTCCAAATATTGGTGTCGCCAACGCTGAAAATATCGTTACGTATTTTTGCAGATACAAAAGTTTCATCAACTCCTAGATTACCATACTCGTCTCGAATGCCTTGTTCGTCAGCAAACGTTTCATCCAACACAATGGGATTGCCCGGTGTGCCTAGACTGATGTAGCCTTGATCTTGTAGTGGTAACAGTCGATTTACTAGGCTTCTACGGTGTGGATGCGGTTTACGATTTAAACAAATAAATTTACGTGCACTTGATTGTAGTTGTACATCGGCTTCTTCGTAGTTTTGAAAATACAAATCACATACCATGGCCCAAAAATCCAGTCTGGATTGTTCTGCATTTCCTATTAGTAGATAAGGAATTCCACTTG